TGCCACCGAAGCAATCCAGTTTACCGGGGAGTTTATCCCCTTCTGCTTTGAAAGCTCTTTAACTGCATGCTCTAAGGCAGCATCTGAATAGCCAGCAAGCATCTCTTCTTGTTGTTTTGATAAGCCATAAGCGTCTGCCAATAGCTGTATAACTGCTTTTTCTTCCATACTACTCTCTCTTTGAGGCAGTTGCATCGATGGCGCTGCCTGCTTGTTTATAAATATGCATTCTGTTGCTTCTTCGGTGTAACCTTCTTCGTAAAAATGAGATTTTGCGGGGGGCAATATCACTCTTTCATATGGTTTATAATTACCTATATCAGTTAGTGTAGCGGCACCACTAAAAACAGCGGTGGAAAGCATAGAAACTAACAATACATATCTCAAAGAAGGAAGCTTCTTTTTGAGGCGTTCACGCTCTTCAAAAATGAGGGGATTGACATAATAGTTGCAGGATTGATTGAAACCTCGTTGCTTATACTTAATAAGCCCCTTTTTTGCAAGTCTCTTTGCTGCTCGGCAAACAGTAATACGATGGCAATTTAAACGCTCAGAAAGAAAACCATCCTGAGCAGGAAAAACATGAGTAAATTGATGGCCTAAACCTATAAGAAGGTCTAAAATTCCTAATTCAATCTCATTATTATTATCAAGAAGTCCCTTGATTAAGGGCTTTATTTGAGATTCTTCTTGATTTTTAGTGATGTTCATCTATACTCTTCTTTAGTTAATTATACTTTCCGTATATTTACTTAATTAATTAATGTTTTGTTTCTTACAGACTTAATTAGTGCTAACAAAACAGCTCGCTTAAAACGTGGGCTTTTTTGTTCAACGCTCGATCATCTTGTCGTGGGACGGAGAGAGCTAAAAGTTAGATCGCTGGCTTAGGCTGGCGATTTGCTTTTAGAAAGTTATCATTTCAATAGCGTCTATTTTAGCTGTTTTCAGGTTCAAAATCAATCCTCTTCTCCTGGCTTTGGAATATCTTTTTCATACATCCAATGCGTTACTTCATCTGCTGAAAGGCCCGTTTCGTGTTCAAACTCAAATTCTAAACTGTAAGATCCTACTGCTATTCCATTGGGATAAGGTTTCTGAAAAAATACAATCCCTTTACCTGGCGATGGCAATCTATCTTTTACGCTAATCCACTTCATACTTCGTCCTCTTGTAATGGAACCATTGCATTGCCCAATTTGTTATATCTCTTCATCATAGAATGAAGCGCAACCGGTCCTTCTACAACAAACTCTTCCTTCTTCTCAAAGAAATGCTTCAATACCATCAATGTCACGTAATTGCATGGCTTCTTGCCCTCCAGCAAACGAGCTAAAGTATGCCGACTTATCCCCGTCATATCTGCTATCTGTACAGCTGATGCCTTATTCTTCCCCATATAATCCAATAGCAAGTGTCGTATCTCTAACGCTAATGCTTTCTTATCTTTGTCCATGCTCGCTCCTTACATACTCTTTATATTCATTTATCTTTAATATATTTCTATCAATCATCCCCGATAGCATTATCTTCAATTCTGATGGGGCAATATTCGATTGTAGCGAAAGATCTTCTATATCTAATGGAACTGATAGGCAATCATAGATCGTTTGTTCTTGCTCAGTTAATGTGATCTGCTGTTTGTCGGGTGGTTGATATTCAGCCCTGCTGTGTTTCGTATTGTTTGCTAAAACAAATTGAACTCGATCAAAGAGATCTTTCGATATAAAAGTAGGATATACATGCGGAAACTCTTTTCCTTTATATTCCATAATCCCTATATAGAACTTATTAGTAAGAATCGTATGAACATTATGAGTGCTCATCTTGATATCGGTATATTTGCTACTGATATATTTCGATAACGAAAGAACTGAATAGTTGCCAGTTGCATACGATGTCATTATATCTTTAACTATTGTGCTATCTCTTTCATATACATATACCTCTCCACGCGAATGAAAACGATTTGGCTGAGGATTTTTTATAACTTTGTAACCTCTTGGATAGGTCGTAAGCCAAAGACCATCCATTAATCGCTTCAATTTATAGTTGGGAATCGGAGTATTGTCATAACGCTTTCTTTTTTTGTCAGGAGAAATAGTGCTTGCAGACTTGGAAAATGATTTTTTTGTATCTCTTATCTTCTGCACCTTATAAAATAATTCTTCAGAAATAAGAGTAGGATAATTATGGGGATACCATTCTCCATTCCAGCACATAAATCCTGCATAAAACTTATTAGCAATGATCTCTAGAACCCTTGCCTTTCCCCATATCTGCCCATGCTTCTGATGGATATATTCTCCAAGACTTATAGCCGTATAATTACCGGTAGCATACAATTCAAATACTTCCTTTATAAGAAGAGCTTCTCGCTCATTAACAACAATTGGATTGCGCCCTTTTCCCCTTTGAATCTCTCGAGGAGTAAATTCAAATATTCTCTTGTAGCCAAATGGAGCAGGGCCAATCCAATAGCCTTCTTTTATAACGCGCAAAAATGCAAGCGAACGACTATTCAATGACATCAAACTTCCTCAATAACTTATCAAATCCTCTATAACTCAATGCTTCTTTCAGATGAGCTACTTCAACCGCATCGCTATTCTCTAGATCCGCTATAGTTCGCGCTACTTTAATAACTTTATGAAATCCACGCATAGACAGATCAAATAATTCAAACGCTTCCTTCATGTATTCTTGGGCTTCTCGTGAAAAAGCAGCGTTTCTATCCATAAACTCACCCGCGATGAGCCCATTATATTTACCCTCACTATTACGATCGAACTGTCGCAACCGTGCCATATCAACTCGCTTGGCAACATCCCTTGATGCTTCCGTCGATCCTCTTGACTCGATATCAGAATAGTCGACCGCCGAAAGGCAAACTTGCATATCAATACGATCCAAAAGTGGGCCAGAAAGCTTGGACATGTAATATTTAATCTTGGCCAAGGAGCACACACACTTGTTTTTCTTATCCCCGAAATAACCACACGGACATGGGTTAAGGGCAGCGAGCAACATGAATGACGCAGGATATGTAGCATTATGCTTTCCCTTCTTTAAATGAATCCTTCTTTCTTCGAGGCATTCTCGCAGAGATTCCATGCAATACTTAGAGAACTCTAAGAACTCATCCAAAAATAGAACTCCATTATGTGCCATACTAATCTCTCCAGGATACGGAGGCTGTCCGCCTCCTATCAATCCAGTATGGGACGTAGAATGATGGGGAGACCTAAACGGCGGATTGAGAATCGGCCTGTTATTCTCTAACTTACCCGCTGAAGAATAGATACGGGTAGTCTCTATCATCTCTTGAAGCGTTAATGAAGGCATAATCGTACTGATGCGCTTAGCCAACATAGTCTTACCAGAACCAGGAGGGCCATAGAATAGAATGTTATGCCTGCCCGCTGCTGCTATCTCTAAAGCGCGCTTTGCCTGTTGCTGGCCGTAAATCTGATTGAGATCAAGATCATATTGAGCAGATATAAGCTGTTGCTCCTGATGATCTACTCGTTTGAAATTCTGAATATCAAATACCTGGAGGATATTCTCAATACTATATATCTCAACATCAGGCACTAAGGAGCATTCGGTACGGTTAGATGCCGGTACCACGAGTCGCTTTTTGCCCATCTGTTTCAGGCTGAGAGCTATAGATAATGCATTATTAACCTGAAATAGATCGCCAGAAAGAGATAATTCACCCACTACTACAGCATCTTTTAGGAAATCTATGATCTCTTGGTTTATCTTATGATTGGCAATAAAGAATAAAATAGCCAAAGACAGGTCAAAATAAGACTCATTCTTATACATATCGACCGGCAATAGGTTAAAGATGTACTTAGCTTCATTAACGGTAATGTTATTACGAGCAATAATGCTTCCTATCTTCTTCCTAAAATTATTACCTATTACAGGATTGATACCTATAAAAGAAAATGAAACATCATCAGCAGGCAATGCTACCATCTCTGCTCTAATAAGATGGACATCTATCCCCTCTGATAAAGCCGTATATATAGTTAGTGAATTGTTCGTCATGCCTTATTATCCTTTGTTATTGTTAATAGTTGACATTATTATACTACGTGCTACAATAATAAGCAAGTAACAACTTCTATCGGGAGAAAAAGATGGAAATTAAACAAGACTGGACCTTTAAGAATCTTCAAGATTGGTTTGGAGATCGTGGAGAGATAGTAGAAGAAAAAGACTTCAAGAAATGGGCAGTATATAAAATAGATGTGAGCCCATTGTATAAATCAGCGCATGGATCAAATCCACGACTCTGGCTATTCTGGATACCCAAAAAGAATCCTTCTAATTGCTGGCTTGAAAATGAATTCCCTCATATACCGGGAATAGTCTGCGCGCTTCCCTTGCAAAGCATGTATATAGAAGGCGCTTATATAGAAGAATCTAAAGAAACAATCCTCAAATAATTGGGCATAAAATTATAGGAGATATCATGCCGATCTGTGATTATTGCTATCAACAATTCAAAGATACGCTTATAGAAAGAAAGTATACCTATCGTGAAGGAGCTACGGCGCAATACTGTTCGCCAGAATGCTACGATAAGTTCATGAAAGACCAGATAGAAGACAGTAAATACGATAGAAGATATAGATCAAAGGGACGATAATGAAAGAAATAATAATACAATTCGATGACGGCAAAGAAATCAAGCGGGCATTAGAGGAACGAAACGAACAAATCAAGCAACGATTCTTAAGGTATGTATCGGGAACATTCACCGAACAAGAAATACAAGAACTAAAAACGTGGGAAGAAAAACAAAAAGCCGCAGGCAAGCATTATATATTTGTAGGAATGCAACCATTCTCCTTTACCAACGTTGAATTGCTTGATGCAAAGAGCGTCCAAAACAAGCTCATGAAAGCGGTTTTAGAACTAGAGCAATGGCAGAATGCCAAAGAAACTAAAGATATTCTTACAGAAGCAGAATTCATCGGCAAAGAAATGGCCAAGATCGACGCATTCTTTAAGCAAGTCGAACCAGTTCGTCAAGAACTTATCAAACAAACCAATGATGTTTGGCAAAAAATTACCGTGACGCTTCCGCAATGGAAGCAGTTCATACAAGATAATGGCAGCGAGCCGCTTAATTGGACTAATGAACAAACGATTATGCATAATTGCCTTGCATGGAAAATGGCACAACCTTGGCAAGAACTCAAAAACATGGGCGTTGATAAGATCATTCTTCAAGGCAATAAATGGTTCAAGCCAATTGCTGAAATATTAACCGATGCTTACAAAGATATGAAGAAGGCTATGAAGGGACAATAATGATGGAAGAAGATAAATTATTAGAATTTATAAATCATATACGAAATATAGAGCAATTATTCACGTCATGCCATACAACATTGATGGCCGTTCTTGCCAGATTAGGTGGTGATAAAGAAGCATTCGATGAATTGTGTGATGCTCGAAAGAAATGGGACGAACAAATAGAAAGCATTTCAGAATTATTTATGAAATCAAAGGGACAATAATGGAAGATTTTACTATACCTTGTCATTATTGCGAAAAAGAAATAGAGACGTCTTCTTCAGAAGGATTGCCAGGACTATTCAGTCTTCTTGAGGGAAGATATATGATCGTCAATAGCGATCATGATAAAGAAGCTGTATGTAATGATTGCCTACAGGATAACTAATGGACATTGGATTATTAGTAGCCCAAAAAGAATATAAGATTTAAAGTAGAGCCTTCCATTTTATACCTCTTTATCCGGTTTAGGAATATCGTCTAATGCCATCCAATATACAACAGACTTAATATACCTACATTCATCACACCAATGCAATAAATAAAATATGGTCCTGCTTTCTATAATCGGAAGAGAATAGAAAGTACTCTGTGAATGGAGGCAGATATGTTAACTATCTGCGGACCTTAATATTACTAGAAAGAGCAATATGAATTTTGAAGAATTAAAAGAAATCGTAAATAATCGAATGGCTTTTTTAGACGAACGACAGAAGAAATATCTTGAATGGTCAGACACTATTAGAAAGCTGAAAATATCAGGATTCATGGTTGTCATTGTTTATGATCATTCTATAAAAGAAAATGTTGAGGGAAATCCTCAAGAAGTAGATCATGCCTTGATCTGGCAATCTTGCAAGAAAGATGATAATAAAAAAGAAGCATCACGATTTTACATAGCTACCATAGAAAAAAATGATTCAGATATGGAAAGAATATATGTATTCCCTCTTATAGAATCAAAAATAGAACTTAGAGAAGAATTCTTTCAAAAGATAAATGATGATGAAGTGGAAAAGATTATCACCAACTGCATGAAAATAAATCCACTTGGGTTTCATTATATCAATGCATTAACCGATACAACAACATATGACGGAACTCAATATTATTTTGAGAGAGCCATAGAAAGATACGACGAATACCGCAGAAACCAGTCACTCAGAGGAAATCATGGAAGTACGAGAAATAAAATTTCTATATCACGATAATGATAGCGATTGCTCATTTGTAAATGTAACTTACACGCTTCCTAAAGAGAAAGTTGATTCTCTAGAAGCTCTTATGAAAGAAAAAGGATTCGATACATTCTTCGAAAGTCTACCTAAAATATTAGGCAACATTGATACAAATAATATGCTGAGCGTTTCTTTTCCTACAGATATATTCACAATGCCTACTAAAGAAGAACATAAAGAACAATTAAGAAAAGAAATTCCCGGATATGAATAAGGACTAGCAATGCAACAATGTTATCGATGCAAGATCATTATTGACGATTGTGAAGAATGTAGAGAAGAAAAAAACATAGCTCATGGATGCCAAAATGGAACGTGGCGTGTATGGACTCCAGATCCAAGAACAGAAAAAGATATAATATGTTTATGCAATTGGTGCCATAAAGAATATAGCGATTTTGTAGCTACAAATTGCCGTCGATGGATGAACTTATTTGAGGAAAAATAATGGATACTATAGAACTCATAAAAATTCAGGATATGATCAACGATCTTTATAAGAAGATCCAAGCTATGACCGATAGCAAGATCGTGCAACCTGAGTCACATTCATCCGCAGATATCAAAGAGCTTGCTACTGCTTTGGCTAAAGCTCAAGCTGAATTCGAAGTAGCAGCTGAGAATAAGAGCAATCCTTTCTTTAAGAGTGCATATGCTGACTTGATGTCGGTAGTTCAAGCATCTCGGCCATCTCTAACCAAGAACGGCTTGTCTGTTATGCAGATCATCACTGATAACGATGAAGGCAAATGGCTCACCACTAAGCTTATGCATACTTCTGGCGAATGGGTGCAATCTAAAGTGCGCATAGTACCTCCAAAAAACGACGTACAGAGCATATCTTCTACTATCACATACATGAAGCGCATGTGTTATGTATCGTTGGTTGGGGTTGTTGTTGGCGATGAAGATGATGATGGCGAGGCCAGTGTAGCAACCAGTAGAGATACATTTGCTAAGGGCGTTGCTTTGAATACAAAATATAATGCTCGAGAAGATACCACTGAAACCATAACAAAAGAGCAGTTAGAAGAATTAAACCTGGAGCTCGCAGAATATCCTGATGTGGCAGAGATGGTACTCGACGGATTGAAGATACAGAACTTAGCCGATATCCCTCGTAGTAAATATTTCCCTGCTTTAAAGCGCATCCGTGAAATAAAAGATGCTAGAAATAATCCAAGAAAATAAAAGGAATAGTAATGTCGCGCACCGTTATCATCCGTCATGGAGCCCCCTCAAAATATGACCATGCTCCCTTTGGGGCTGCTTGTAAATTAATCAATCAATCACGAGATGGATTCGAACTGTTTATACAATACTCAAAGGATGAGACCAATCCCATATGGGAATCATTGGGACACTTCTATGGAGAGATAGATGATCACTTGTGCGATGCACTAGAAAAGAATATAAAAATAAAATTCCTGAGATAAATAATATGGATAGCAGAGTACCGATAAACTTAGATCCCGAAACAGCAAGAAAATACATAGAATTACAAACAAAATATATAGAGTGGAATATGTTTTGCGAGAAAACATTCTTCTATCTCATCATATTTGGAATTGCTTTGTTTATATTAATAGGATTATTTAAGGATTAAAAATTCTAACTCCTTATGGGATTAGATGCACTGCAAACACCCCTCCGTTAAAAGAGGGGTGTTCTTATGATGAAGAATCAATTTATTGAATTAATACACCAGAGAAGTAGTTAATACCGACACCTGATCCATGTATTCCTACAGTCTTTGTAGATCCTGCAGCGATAACTTCTACTTGAACCGTATTACCTGCGGTTAATGGAATCAATATAGAACCTGAACCACTAATGCCATCATTATCACCAGGCATATACACATTGCCCGCATTAACGCTAAATGGATACCAAGGACCAACGCCCGTAGTATAGATAATAAACGTTAATTGATTATGACTAGCGTTAAAATTGGTAAAAAATGCTCCAGCTGTTATTAACCAGAATCCTGTTGTAGGAACCGTATATTGTCCAGTCAACGTACTAAATCCACTGGCTGTATCTACTACTACGGTATCCCACAATATAGTGTATTGAGTAGCATCACCCGTTACGTTAGTAACGCCTGTAGTGAGAGATGCTTGAAAGTATGGCTTGGCTGTAGCAATCGTAATAGATCCAGCACCATTCGTTATGGATATACCTGTTCCTGCTGTAAGTGTAGCTATAGTCGGATTGGCACCCGTAGAACCTATAGGTAACTGACCATTAGTTGCCGCAGCAAGCGACGTTAATGATCCAGTAGCATTCCCTATCTGAAGAGCATGATTCGTTGTTCCTGTAACGTTTATGGTTACTGTATTAGCTACAGCAGCTGTTGTTCCTATATTGTTTCCACCATGGATATTAATAAGGCCTGCCACAGTTGGTAACGCATTATTTCCATCATCGGCATGCAATTCTGTAACGGCACCATCAGCAGATATGGATGCCCAACTTGGCGCTCCTCCTGTTGTTGCGGTTAATACTTGTCCCGTTGTTCCATTCGGTAACAATGATGGTATTCCTGTATTAGACGTTATTAAGACGCCATCATTAACAACGGTAAGAGATGTTAATGATCCGGTAACATTACCTACTTGAATAGCGTTATTCGTAGTACCAGTTATTGCTATAGCAACAGTATTTGAAGCACCAGGCGCAGAAGTAGATATATTGCCGCCTGCTAATCCTTTAATATTCAGCACGCCAGCCACAGGTGCAGCAGTACCCGAATCTGTAGGGAAACTATTAGCCGCTTCGCCACCTATTGCACTTATAGTAATAGTATTGGTCGAAGGATTAGATGTTGTTGTTATGGTTGTCCCATCACCCCATATATTGATATTACCTGTCAAAGTAGGAAATACTGTCGCTCCTGGAATATTTGGCGTTAAGTGTAACAGTGGACCAACGCTTCCAGACAATAATACCCAATTAGCAACATTACCAGATAGGCCCATTAAAACCCATAACTGACTGTTGTTACTCGTTTTACTTATACGATATACCCAGAAGTCTCCTATTGAAAATCCCTGGTAATTGGTTGGTAAAGGGGCTACATTCTGAACCGTTATATTTGGTGGCGTAGGCGCATTTGTGCCTTGGTAGGCTAATGAACTTATACCTGATAAACCATTGCTCATTGATATCTCCTAAGCCGATACATATTCAGTAACAATAACTATTCCCGCACCGCCTGCGCCACCTGCTTGTTGTGTTTGACTCGTATAGCAATATGCTCCACTTCCACCACCACCGTAGGTGCTTCCTGCATTTCCTGCCGCAGCTACAGCTCCTGTAATAGTAGGTTGTCCGCCACCACCAAAGATAGAATTACCGCCAGCACCCGACGCACCATAACTAAGAGTAGTTAAGTTACTAAATGAATAGCCACCTATTTGACCTGATGCTAAAAAATCTCCCGCGGTTCCTGCGCCACCATTTCCTCCTAGAGATCCTGTAGATCCCGCACCAGCACCGGCACCAACGCCACCAAGGCCACCAGTTGCAGAACAAATAGATCCTACAGAAGAAGTTCCACCTGTACTTCCAGCGTGATTACCTGCTGCTCCGGCAGTTCCACCAGCTCCAACAGTCACTGTTTGTGAAGCGCCTATAGAAGCCGCAGTTGATGTTTTACGGGCATAGCCACCACCGCCACCGCCGCCAGCCATACTTACTGTTCCACTAGCAGTCGTACTACAGCCGCCACCGCCACCGCCGCCACCAACAACTTCAATAGTGCAATACACCATGCCAGAAGTTGGGGTATAGTTTCCATTAGAAGTAAATGTTTGAACAACTACTTCAGTTATTGCTTTGTTTGCTATTGCTAATGATCCTAGAGCACCAGTACTTGTATTGATAGTTACATAGTTGGTATTAGAAACAGTATTACCGGCAACACCAGCCATTAAAACACCACCAGCAGGGGCGTTAATATTCACTGAGGAAGAAGCTGTTGTTGTTCCTATAGTCGTAACATTGGCTACTGCACCTGTCGCAATATTGACCGCTTTTGCATTCGTTGCACCACCAGCAATATTAACTGTCGTAGCACCAGTTCCTGCACCTATGGCAACAATGTTCGTTCCTGTTGAAGAACCAACGGTAATTGTACCTGTCTGTGCAGTGCCTCCTAAAAGAATCGTGCCTGTTGTTAATCCTGTTCCTAGAGTAATAGTAGAACTTGCTGCTCCTGTTAATAGGAAGTTTCCAGTTCCAATGTTCGCTGCGATACCAGATGCACCGGTAGTATTGCCAATATTTGTAGTTGAAGCTGCAGCACCTGTGGCTATGTTAACCGTCTGAGTTCCTGAAGTAGAAACTCCAGTTAATATATTGACCGTAGTTCCTGCACCTGCTGCTGCTGAAGCAATATTGATAGTATTAGCACCTGTATTAACTACGTTAGCAATATTAACCGCTTGCCCCGCCGTTGAGTTAGCGATCGTTAAAGTTCCAGTTTGACCCGTAGCTCCAATGGTAATAGTTCCGGTAGTAAGACCAGTTCCTAGAGTAATAGTCGATGTAGTAGCTCCAGATAATACATAGTTACCAGTACCAACCTTTTGAGCAATTCCAGAAGCACCTGTGGTGTTACCGATATTTGTTGTAGAAGCAGCAGCACCTGTAGCAATGTTTACGGTCTGTGTGCCAGCAGTAGATACGCCATTTAGAATGTTAACAGTAGAAGTAGCTCCGGCTGCGCCAGAAGCAATATTAACTGTTTGGGTAGATGTATTTACACCATTACCTATTGATATTGTGTTTCCTGTAACACCGTTGGCAATATTAACCGTTGTTGCACCAGCACCTGCACCTATTGCAACTATATTCGTTCCTGAAGAAGAGCCAAGCGTTATCGTTCCTGTCTGGGCAGTGCCACCGATAGTGGTTGTACCCGTCGTTAAGCTGGTACCTATAGTAATTGTAGAGTTAGTAACTCCATCAAGAAGATAATTTCCAGTACCAACGTATTGAGTAAGTGATGATGCGCCATTAGTAGATCCGACGGTGACAAGCTTTGCGCCTGCTCCGGTCCCCACATCTACTGTAGTCCCTGCTGCATCCGTCGATATATTTATTTGATTTGTTCCAGAATTCAATGTTATAGCGCTATTGGCAGCGGCTATAGCGTTGTTCCACGAATTCGTAGTAGACATAGATTATCCTTTTTAAGCTATAGTCAAGTTACCCACCGCATTAATAACGGTAAAAATTGGAGCTGATGCAGATGCAGTTGTACATACTAACCAGCAACAATCGTTAGTATTAGTTGATGACAGGCTACCAGAAGTTGTTGTTGTCGTTGAAGACCCGAAAATAATGTTCTGATTAGTAGTATAGACTATCGTCCAACCACCAGTTCCTTTACCAACAATAACAATCGTATCGCCGAGTGCATTATTAGTAGGAAGCGTGAATGTTGTTAATGTGCTCTTATCGGCAATATAACCATTCTGAGCTGCAACTGTAGCAGAACCGCCGGTGACATCATGCCAAGTAAATCCTGCTCCTGTTGAAGCAATAGTGATCGTTCCAGCACCATTAGATACAGTGATACCAGCACCTGCAGAAATGGTACCTGCTGCTGGGCTTGCTCCGGTTGAACCAATAGCTAATTGTCCGTTAGTTAAAGTTACTGCTGCTAAAGCACCTGTGCCAGTTGTATTGGATACTACCACACCATTGGTATTGAAACTTACTGCTGCAGTACCACCACCTGCTACTAAAGCAGTAGAGAAGGTTGGGTTTGCCGATGAACCATTAGATACTAATGGAACACCTGAAGTAGCCGAAGGCGCAATGTTTGTTAAGGTACCATTAGCTCCACCAACTTGAGCATTATATTGCGTTGGACTGTAATCTGCTGCGTTATTTGTAGCCATTATTTTCCTTTAAGTTATTGAAAGATTTCCGATAGAAGAGAAGACTGTAAACAAGGGCTGCGTAATACTTGCAGTACTACATATTAATTCAACACAATCTGCTGCATTTGTTGATGAAAGACTACCAGTAGTTACACTCGTAGAGTTTTTACCATAAATAATCTGTTGATTTGCGCCATAGGTTATAGTCCAGAGACCTGCGCCCTTACCCATAATTCGTATAGTATCTCCAAATGCTGCTGAAGTAGGAAGCGTGAAGGTTATTAGCAATGCTGAGTCGGCTATATAGCCATTCTCTTTTACCATGGCTATAGGACCTGTAGTAGTTACATCAGTCCAAGTAAACCCTGATGCTGTTGCTGCAATCGTAATCGTGTTTGCTCCTGGAGTTACCGTAATGCCAGCACCTGCCGTAATCACGGCAGTTCCCAATTGATCCGAGTGTTCAGTGACCACTGTAGCAGTAGACGCAACATCGACGCCTGATATACCGCAGATGTATGCTGCTGCTAATTGCTGATTCCCTGACCCGGTTGCGGCACCTATTCTGAGAACGTTTGATTCCGCGAGGACGCCTTCATGATTAAGAAGGATATTAGATGACTCTGCCCCAGTGTAATTAATACCACTATTGTCCCCTGCGGCGATATTATATGATCCACTTGTCAAATAGTAAAGAGAATCGGTTCCTAGGGCAGTATTGAATGCTGAGGATCCGGCACTGGCCAAGGCAGACCAACCGACAGCTACGTTATTCGCTGCTGTTAATGCACCAATAAGAGCATTATAGCCAACACCTACGTTATAGGATCCCGATGTTAATGATCCAAGGCTATTGACGCCTATACTTACGTTATTTTCTCCAGAAATAGAAGCATTCCCTGCTTCATTACCAATTATTACGTTCCCGTTTGCATCAGTAACATTGAGTTGAACTAGATGCCCAGATCCCGTAAATTCAACCGAAGATCCACAGAGTTGCGCAGAATTGCCTGCATTGATATCAAGCACACCAGCTGATGGAGTTGCGGTGCCTGAGTCAGTTACAAAGCTATCAGCTACGGCTCCTGAATTAGATATGGTTAGAGTATGAGTTCCTGGATTGCCTACAACAGTTATCGTTCCAGATCCAACTATATTAATATTACCAGTACCATCAGATGATACTTTACCGCCAACATCACCCTCAAGCGTTTCAACATAGGTGCCCGGTGGAATTGGTTTTTGATAGCTACCAGCTTGGCTCATAGAATACCGCCCTTTCTTTTCTCGTCGCAATTTATTCTTGAAACAAGTTTATGCGATATATTAAAAATATTTGCAATATCACGCTGTTTCTTACTTTCTGCAAGCAACGCTTTTATTTTATCTCTATCCGAATCAGATAATTTAGACCTTGGATTCTTCTCGCCCTTTTGATGTAAGACAGGACTTCTTTTTTTAAGAATCATATCTCTCGCATTGTCAGTTCGAGTACCAAGAAATAAATGGTCAGGATTAGTACAAGAAGCATTATCGCATTTATGCAAAACACATAATCCTTCTGGAATTTCTCCAAAAAATATCATCCAAGAGCCTCTATGAGCCAATATTTGTCTATTTTTATAAAAATACATTCCATAACATTGCTTATTCTTTATGCCATTCCATTCCCAGCATCCTTCTGGCCGCTTCAGAACATATTTCTCGAATCCTTGCTGCAATGTTCTACATGGTCTTTTGTTTTTTTGGCTATAAAAAATTCCCATACAATCACCTATACATCAGAGCCAAACATGACGCTAAAGTAAACAGAACCAGTTGATGGAGTCCCTATCTCTTTAACATACAACCGAGTTCCTTCAGCAATATAGAATCCGCCTTGCTGGGTCTTGTTGCTGGTTACATCGTCTAAAAGAAAGCCATTGCTTGGTAAGGGAAAATGATCATTGATTCCATCAAACGAAAACATAAGCGTTACATCAGTCAGATTCTGTATAAAGAACTGTCGGGCTGGATTAGCAATAGGAGTTCCTACGCCCATATAACCAGCGCCTATAGATGCTTCGCCCAGAGATCGAACTGGCTCAAATTGAAGTCGTATCGCTAAATTTGGGGTTGCCATACTATTCTCCTACTGGTTGGTAGAATCCTGAAAGATACACGCTTCCTGTGCCCGCCGTCCCTTTAACATATATAATCTGACCGATAGGGAATAATGCTACTTTTCCTGCAGGTAATGCATTATTCTGCGTTGTTGGAGTTTCATAGACGGTATTTTCCAGCATAATCTCATGATCATTAACGCCATCATAACTAATGGTTATTGTTTCATCTGTCGCATTATTTATTCTGAAAAAGAAAGCTGCACCTTCAGCTCCACTAGGATTGATAGCTATATATCCTACCGTGATATCTGCAGATGTAATGCTTGTTAACTTTAAAGGGAATACTCTATTATTGGCCATCGCCTGATCCTTCTACCACTTCTGGTTCTAGAGGGGCTTCTTCTGCGGGCTTCGTTGCTCCCAAGGCTTTTTTAGCTTGTTCACAGACCTCTAAAAGAAGGTCGTTAGTAGCATCAACTGCAGTACCCCATGTAGTTCCTACTGGAATGTGGAATGTAAAGTCGTGTTCGCCTTTGGTTACTTTGATCTGTACTAATTGCGTAATTTGCATTGCTTTTCCTTTGTATGTGCATAGCCCCCTGGAAGAGTGAAAGACCAAGGGACTATGATATGAGAATATTATTAATTTTATCAGGCACCTGTGACGACGTAAGTCCATGTAGTTGCGCCATTGGTATTTATCCAAAGACGGTTATTCACACCAGAACCTGCAGTATATAAATAAATAGATCCCTGTGCAGCATTGACCGAACCGTTAGGCAATCCAGAACCAAATAAGATAGCAGGGCCAGTATTGAATGATATACCGGCAGTATCAAGTATAAGCTCAGTTCCAGTAGCAGTTTCTAACGTTAAAGTAGTGCTCGCTGTGGTAGAACCTATAACGATAGATTTAGCCGCTGCGCCTGTACCGATATTGACACTAGATATAGTTGCATCTGAGGCAATATTTGTAGTACCTGTACCTGAATTAATCGTAATGCCCGCTGTTCCACCGTTAATAGTAGTTGAAGCAGCCCCTGTTGTAGAACCTAAGGTAACTACGTTAGCAGCTGCACCATCACCCACGTGAACTGTCTTAACGCCTGTACCGCCTGTACCAAGGTTAACTGTTTGAGCACCAGTACCACCACCAAAAGTAATAGCTCCTGTTTGAGCAGTTCCGCCTATAGCTATAGTACCTGTTGTAGTAGCAGCACCAACGGTATACGTTGTAGCAGCAGCGCCATTTAGGACAAAGTTACCAGTACCTGTTTCTAAGGTAAGCGAACTTGCACCAGTAGCTGAACCAATACTCACAAGCTTAGCACCAGCACCAGTACCTATGCCAATTGTGGTATTTACCGCATCGCCAGAAATACTCACTGCGCCAGTTCCTGTAGTCGTCACTGGGCCAGGATTAACAGTCAGGCTTGTAAATACACCCGCGCCACCTGAAGCTTCTAATAGTTGCCAGTTTGCTGCACCAGCTGTAATAGAAGAAAGACAATAGATAAGATTAGATGGTTGGTCGATCCATAAAGTGCCATACGGACTCGTATCACTTGTGGTTGGGGCCCGTTGGGAAATTATAGGTGATGGAGGAAGTGTTTGGAGGGCATTATCTATGCCGTATCCCACCAATAATCGTGTTCTTCGTTGAATTGCCATTATATTCTCCTGGCTAGAGTGAAGTATATTTTTATCCCATCATAAAGGTCAATAGATCATAAAAGCAAGATGATTGACTCTTTAGTAATGTATTTGTATATTCCACAAAAACTGTATTTAGGATGAATATGTACAAAAGAAAGACAATCACATTCGAGCTAAGCGAAGATCAACATAAAACCATAAAGATTGCTGCTGCAAATAAGGGAATAAGCATGAGTCTCCTTATGCATCGGGCTATTATTGACTACTTAAAGAAGTTGGAAAAAGAATAAGAGAGAAATTCCTTGATATTATAGTCCCTCAGTCCTAGACTGAAGGAAATTTTCAAGGAGACTTTGAATGCTGTTTCCCATACTTGGACCTCAATATTACGATCAAAAAGATCAAGCAATTCTTTCCAGAATGGAATCGTTCTATGCAGAAGCTATTACGATCAATCAATCTTTCTGGGGTGAAGCTGACACTGATACTCGATTTGAGGTAGGCGATCAAACTCTCTGGACCGATCTATACGGTAACCTTCCTGCAAATCGTCGCAGGCAATTTAATTTTAACCGCATCCGACGCGTTATAGAGATGGTTTCTGGCTATCAACGCCGTAACCGTAAATCAACCATCTGCATTCCTGAAATCAATGCTGATGCAGAGACTGCTGATCAGTTCACCAAAGTACTCATGTATGTTAATAAGACTGGAAATGTTCTTGAGACTATCTCAGAAGCGTTTCATGGTGCGTTAGTAACCGGCATGAACTTCTTACATGTATGGACAGACTATAGAACCGATCCGGTTAATGGTGAGATTAAGGTAGATTGTTGTCCGTATAACTCATATATGGTTGATCCGTACTTCAGAAAATTAGATATGTCCGATTGCAATGGTATATGGAAAAGATCTTTTCTTACCAAAAGAGAATGTATTTCGCTCCTACCAGAATCTACCGAAGAAATACTTGGGCTTACAGGATTGGATGCCGGTACTGGTCGTGATGGAAAATTCCAATTCATGCCCGAATCCTACAATTATGGGTATAAAAACTTACTTACCTACGATGAGTTCTATTATCGTGACTATCGACAGCAAAAACTTCTGATTGACAGCCAGACTGGCGACACCATGGAATGGAAGTCGGATGACGAAGATGCATTACGAATGTTCTTGGAAATGAATCCAACGATAACCGTAACTAAGCAAGAGATACCAACAGTGACGTTGGCTATTGTAGTACAGGGTAGAGTTTTCTACCACGGGCCTCAACCACAGGGAATTGATTCATACCCTATGGTGCCCGTGGTTGGTTATTACAATCCGCAGATGCCGTATTTTCCATATCGTATACAAGGTATGGTTCGTGGCTTAAGAGATGCTCAGTATCTCTACAATCGTCGTCGTATCATTGAACTAGATATCTTAGAATCACAAATCAACTCTGGTTGGATATATAAAGAGAATGCTTTAGTTAACCCTAAAGATGTGTTTTTGAATGGTCAAGGCCGTGGTTTAGCGCTCAAGTCTGATGCTCAGATGACTGATGTGCAGCAGATTCTTCCTCCTCAAGTACCGCCATCTATGATTCAGCTATCAGAATTGTTAGCGCGTGAAGTTATGGAGATATCAGGTGTCAATGAAGAACTATTGGGATCAGCCATTGATGATAAGGCTGGTATATTATCGATGCTTCGCCAAGGAGCTGGTCTTACAACATTACAATCCCTTTTCGATCATCTTGATTTGGCTCAAAAAGCTGTGGGCAAGATAATGCTTGATATTGTTCAAGCTAACTGGACTCCAGGAAAGATCGCTAAGATATTAGAAGATCAGCAGCCTGCTGCCCAGTTCTACAATAAAAACTTTGGGAAATATAATGCTGATGTTGAAGAAGGTCTCAACACTACTACACAAAAGCAGATGCAGTTTGCGCAAATGTTACAACTTCGGGAAGCTGGTGTACCGATATCTCCGGTTGACCTCTTGGAAGCGGCGACAATTCAAGGCAAGAAAAAAATCATAGAGAACTCTGTAGCAATGCAGCAAGCTCAAATGCAAGCTCAGCAGATACAGCTACAAGCTGGCGTTCAAGAGCAACAAGCCCGTACAAACTTGGCACATGCTCGAGCTCAAGCAGACCGAGGCTTAGGATTGGAACGCGTATCACGTATTCAAGAGAATCAAGCATTGGCGCAAGAGCGTAGAGCTGCAGCTGAGAAAGATCGCGAGATGGCTTTACTCAATCTCGTAAAAGCTCTAAAAGAAATAGAAGGTGTCGATCTGGCTCATCTTGAAAAGCTCATCAATCTTAATCAATTGGTTCAATCAGGCGAGCAATCCTTAAGTGAAGAACAACCTATGATGCCACAACAAGCTCCAATGCAGCAATCGCCTATGCAGCAGAATTTAGAAGCTATTGGACAACCTCAACCAATGGCAGGTAGTTAGAGGTATAACCTTGCCCTCGGGCAGTTACTATCAAAGGAGCCGGTATGGCTATGAAAAAACGACATCATTCTTCAATGAAGATGAAGATGTCAGAGCATAAGGTTGATAAACTTCATTATCGACAAGGATTAGGTTCTGAATACTATGCAGGATCCGATCCACGTCGTCGTTTAGAACGAGAAGACGGCGCTATGATTCGTGAGGATCGTAATGCAGTTGCAAATCTTCCTCAAGAAGTGATTTATCACGCATGGGAAAAGACTCCTCATTATGCAAATTATGAGTTAGACGACACTATACATGGTATTGACCGTCAAGAAAGTGAAGATGGATCAGAAATGATGAAACACCTTCAACCAGGTAAATACTAATGGCACAAGCTCCTCGTTTAAAAGGTAAACCACAGAAAATAGCATGGGCTATCTTAGGGAAACCTAACAATCTTGCGGTCAAAAAGACAGCAAGAGAGAAGGAAATAGACCATCGCCTATTATACCAATATTCGTTTAGAGTTCGTTAACACGAGACAGAGGCGAGTGCTTTTCCTTTTTTGAACTCGCCTCTGCACGTTGGAGGATCCATGAAGAAATCAGAAAAAAAAATAACCGTTGCTAAAGGCGTAAAAGTTAAGCGCGGTGAAGAAGAAAAGATGCGAGAAAAGAAAGGCTCATCAAGCGCAGGGAAGTATAAACATGTGGCTCCAAAAGATTTCGCTGGTTCTGCTGGCGGTGCTTCTAAATTTAGTTTTCCAATTAATGATATTGCACACGCTCGGAATGCTCTCGCAAGAGCGCATTATGCGGCTAACCCAGAAGGCATCAGAGCCAAAGTCTATAAAAAGTACCCCGAGCTAAAGATGCGTCATGAAGAACGCGAGAAAAAGAAAGGTGAAAAATGATGAAACCATGCTCAAAATGCGCTAACTGTTCTTGTAAGAAAAAGAAATAAGGAAAGCCATGCCTAAACTAAAGAAAACAGCGCCTAAAAAGGCTAAGAAACAACGAATGAAAATCGAGATGGATAAGTTCGATACTGGAGAATTGCATTCAGGCTCTAAAAAAGGCCCTATTGTAACTAATCCTAAACAAGCCATTGCGATTAGCTTGAGTGAATCAGGACAATCAAAGAAGAAAAGCAAAGTTGCAAAAAAGAAAAAGAAGAAATAACATAGAGCTATCATTTTTCTCCCGAATCATGATGATAAAAATCACAAAAGCCCCTGCATATAGTCCCGTAGGGGCTTTTGTGTGTATAAAAAAGGATACATATGAGAAATAAAAAGACAGTCGGCGCGGTCGCGTCCGATCTCAAGAAACAAGCTGATCAAGCTCTTAATCCCCAAGAAATCCAACAAGCAACCGAAAAAGAATATCTAGACAATCTCGTATGGGCAGTCGATCATGCACGCAAGAAAGTTGAGTGCGCAGATGAAGCATGTAAAAAAGTTTGTTCTACAAGAGATGCATATATTGGTGATTTCTACATTGTAGGGTTACTTAAGAAAGAACGATTGATCGATAACGTCTTGCGTAACTACTTTATTCCTACTATTTCCTGTCCTACGCCATTCTTTGATCAGACTTTATATAAATATAATGCTCATGATGATAACATAGAGTTTGTTTGGACAGTTCCAGACCAAGAGACATGTGAGATATTTAGAGAAAATGCAATGCGTATAGTCCCTGAAGAACAATCATTATTGAAGTTTGTTCTTGAATATTATGACGGCACATTGTATAAACTGGCTAAGAAGCTCAATGGAGAGACAGATAAGCCAGGTGTAGCATTAAAGGAGAATTAATATGGCACAAGGAAGAGCATTAAATAGAAAGAGTTTTTACGGCAGCACAGAGTCGGGAGAAGCGCCTGATATCGCAATGCCTCCATTCGATGAAACGCCCGCTATAGCCAAATCTGCCCCAGATCCATGGGAAAATCAACCTACTACACAAGAAGCACACTTTGCATCACAAGTTCCTGATTCAGTAACGCCAGAGCAATTGAAAGCTGTACAGCAAGTAGATGAGCAACCAGTCTATGATGAAGACGATGATGTTGAAGAAGAAGTAGAAATAGCACAAGCTCAAACTCCTCATAAACCAACTCCAAAAGAATCATGGAATGAAGTAAAGTCTGCTAAAGAACGCGCAGAATATGAACGCGATCTGTATATGAAAGAGCTTTTGCAGTTAAAGATGCAGATGCAGCAGCCGGCTAAGCCAGAAGCACCTAAAGTAGAAGATGAGCCGATAGACTTTGATATTGACGATGATGCTTTAGTTGAAGGCAAACATGTTAAGAAGATCTTAACTCGGTTTAAGAAACTAGACTCTAATCTCAAAGAACAAGAGCATAGGACACGAGATTCTATGGAAGAGACGCGCGTGCGCTCTGAATTCCCTGATATTGATACGGTTGTTTCGCGTGAGAATGTAGCGATACTAAATGAAAAGTATCCTCATTTAGCACGATCATTAAATGCCGCTCCGAGCCTCTATGATAAAGCATCTTCTGCTTATACTATGATAAAAAGCTTGGGCATATATAAGGATAAAGTCTATGAAGCCGATCGTAATCGTGCTGTTGCTAATTCTAACAAGCCTCGCCCTCTTTCTTCAGTATCGCCTCAACAAGGAGATAGCCCGTTATCCAGAGCCAACGCGTTTGCTAATGGATTGACTGATGAAGTGAAAGAACAGCTTCGTAAAGAAATGTTTGCGGCAAGAAGGGCATTATGATTAATTGCAAAGAGTGTTCATATGATAGTAGCGTGTTTGTTTTGTGTGATGATCATAGAAAACAAAGAAGTAGAAGGCCAGCCAATAAACAATACGATGAATTATACAAAGACTGTAAGACCGAACTTCAAATAGAGCCGGCAATGGTTGCGCTAGGCCACTCGGGCATGAAACATGCTTCTCTTGATGAATATACTGACTTTAATACATCTAAGTTCTATGAAGGCCGTACCGATATACCCGTACCTGAATTCTTTATGCCTCATGTAAAGCGCATAAAAGGATATGATCTACAGCCTGAAGATATAAAGAAGATGTGGGGACTGCTTCATCAACCTGCAAAAGCATTAGCTTCATGGGAATTTAATCAGACATTTGATGTAGAGCCATGGAAAGCAAAATTCGAAGAAGAATATGATATGAAGATTGTTGAAGAGATATTTCAATTGCTTTCAAAAATGAAGAAAGTCAAAAGAATCAAATAATCTTGAATCTCAGAGCCAATAATCGTATAGTAGTAGCAGCTTGAAACGAATTCGCGAATAGTTTTAGGCTATCTCTTGGACCCAAAAGCCTTTTAGGAGTTGGTCCAGCCTAAAGATCTCGGACCCAAAAGCCTTTTTAAGATCTGGTCCAGCTTAGAGTTAATGTTTAATGACATTCTCTTTAAGGAATTCTATGTCAACTACTACTACATCTAGTTTGCCAGCACCGGTGCAACAGAGCTTTAGTTATAAGCTCCTGTCTGTACCCGTGCCAAACATGATTCATAAAATCCCGGCGATGCTCAAGCAAATGCCGAGAAACGGTGGTACAACTCTACGTATGCGTAGATATAATCCACTACAAACTGCTATGGTTCCACTAGGAAATACTGGCGTTACTCCCCCAGCTCAGAATCTGACTGCTGTGGACATTGATGCCAAAATATCTTTCTACGGAACATATGTGATCCTCAATGAGCAAGTTACCCTCCAAAATCAGGACCCAGTCTTGAATGAGTGTGCTGCTCGTCTTGGTGTATCACTCCGTCAAACTGAAGACCAACTTACTCGTGACATGCTTGCTGGTACTGCTGCCTTCATTAACTGTACTGCTGGTGTGAATGGTGACGTTCCGACTGA